GAATTAGCAACGTCGCTATTTACTGTTAAAACAAATCTATCGGAATCGTCTTATGACTTTTCTGGAATGTTCATAAACTCGTTGTCATCTGCTGGTTCAGCATTTGATTTTCCCACCACAAATAATCCAGATGCTAGATTCTCTGTAAGTAATGTGTCAGTGGCAACAGGTGATCTGTTCAGGCAAGCAACATCAACTACCGGCTTTTCTGCTGTCGCTGATGGATCACCAAGTATAGCGACCATTACTGCAATGGCCGATAACGGTTCTAGTGGAACAACTATCTCAACTACCACAACATTCTACGATGATGAAGAAGTCACTATTTCTGGTACAACCAGTTACAACGGAACTTTCCAAATCTTCAACGTTGTAGCAGGAGTTTCGTTCGATATTCTTGTTGAGTTTGTAGCAGATGATGCAACGGGTTCCGTGGATAGTGAGAGGTTAGATATTACGTTTACCGGTGGGCACGGTATTGTAGCTGGCAACGGTTTAAAGATAACAAGTTCAAACTTCTATAATGGGTTTGTGACTGCGCTAAACGTAGCCACTAATACAATCACTGTCAATGGTACGTTCATTTCCACTAGCAGTTCTATTCTCGTAGAAGTTGATATAGGTCTGGATCAAACTGATCCACAAGTAAGAGGGTTTAATAATCCTCAAGTTGCGGATTCACATTATATTGCTGGTGCTTTTGTTAATGCCAACAGTACAGCCAACGGAACTATTGTAAATTTCACGTTCACTGATTTGGTGTTTGGTACAGTTGGATCTGCACTTGAGTCTTTCAGCAATATGGAGCGATGGAAGCTAGTCGATGAACTAAACGGAACATTTGAGTATACTGGTAATGAACCCTTTGATGGTGCAATAACCACAGACTACACAGTGGAAAGCTCAGGAGGGACTGTTAACTTCAGATTCAAGTTAGTTCTTGATACTGGCTCTGGTTTTAGTGACCTCAACGATTCCGTAGAAGCGCAAGTGAATGTAGGTTCAGATTCCCAGAGTGTTTCAAAAACTTTCCCGCTTAAGGCTGTCAAGGGCAATCAATTTAAACCACTAATTACAAGAGTGTCCGGAACAAGTGGAATTACAACAACGCATGCATCAATTTACGCAACAGGATAAAACTAATGCCTAAGTGCTCACAGGTTCGGAAAAAACGTCGTAATGTTTGCATCGGTGATATGGAAGATGAAATCACCCTTGAAGACAGAGACATCACACCGCCCGAATTTGGGTCAACTGATTTCAGTGAGACATTCACCACGAGTTCGACCGTGTGGGCGCTAATAGAAACTGTGGACGGCAAAACGTTCTTCGATGGTGTGTCGACTGAAGACAATGTTACCCACTGGGTTTATATTAATTACGACGCAACAGTAACAGCTGAAACATGGATCACGCTTTCGGATAGTCGGCGCCTGGATATTCTCAGGGTTGAAGATCTCGATGAACGTAATGATTTTATGCTGTTGCACTGTACTGATCGAGGCGCGACCACCGCGAGCCAAGCATGACAGCTAGCTTTACTCAATCACGAGGTAATGATCAAGTGTTTGGGCGTATTGAAGGTATTGAAAAGCTTACCAAGCAGGGTTTACGCCGCGGTATGTTTCGATCCGGACAAACGTTGAGATCGTCAGCCAGTCAGGAAATTTTAAAAGGTAGAAAAACTGGTAGAATTTATGTGAGGCGTATCAAGGGCGGTCGTCGTCGCAGACACCAAGCATCAGCACCAGGTGAAACACACGCTAACCTTACCGGGAAATTACGCCGGTCGTTAAGTTTCCAGCTGAAGGGAACAAGGGAAATGGAATTCGGGTATGGTGTGAGTTCGGGTAAATCCGCACCGGTGTACGCTAGACCAATAGAGTTCGGAAGCACGAGAATTAAAGCTAGACCCAGTTTGAAAAATGCTTTAAATAGAGAACAGGGAAATTTAACCCAACATTTTCAAAATGAGATCATCAAGGCTCAACAATGAAATCCAGTGACATAATCACGCAGCTAGCCACAAAGTTACCTGCACTGGTGAACAACTTCACCACTTCGTTCAGCGTTGATTCGTTGACACTCAGCGGAACTACAGTCACCGCAACCACTTCATCAGCTCACGGTTTAGCGGTTGGTAAAGCCGTGATTATTACCGGCGCGCAAACCACGATTGATATTGGTACCCTCACTCGTAGTGGCATTGTCGGTACCCTGGTGACGGACGCGGACCACGATATGACCGAAGGTGTATTCACTGAAGTTGAAATCGATGGAGCCAGTGAATCAGAGTTTAACGGCACGTTTACACTGTCGTCTGTGAAAAACCGACGAACCGTTACTTTTATTATGCCCGACAGCGGCGCCACAACAGCCACAGGAAGTCCGTTGCTATTAAACGGTGCTAGTGCATTGCAGAGTTACAACGGCCTGGTGGAAGTGGACACGGTACCGACAACCACTACGTTCACGTATGAGATTACAGACAGCACTCTAAATACCCCGGCTGACGGAACCATTGTCGTTCAGATCAACCCGCGGATTTCTGGGGCAGCAACGGATGAACGGGCGGCTGAATCGTATACCAAGCAATCAACGGATGAAGCATGGCTTTATGTGGTCCTAAACGACATGGTGGCCAGTAAAAATAGAAATCTGTTGATTGATGGCACAGACAATATTCAACGAACCAATCATTTTAAACAATACGCAAGCCAGACAGTCAGCCTGTATTTGTTCGTTCCTACCACGAGTGAAATATCTGGCAGACTAGCGCGCGACACTGCAGAAGAAATGCTTCAACCGATTTGCCAAAGTATTCTGTTCACTAAGTTTGATAGCCTATTATCTGAGGGTGAATATAATGCTTTGATGTTCAACGAACACGGTTTCCACGATTACAACCGTGCATATTACATGCATCGATACACGTTTGAGTTGTCAGTATTATTTACGTTTGATGATACTGTGGGTGCAGATGAAGACGTTGCATTCCGCGATATCAGCTTGACACAGTTACTCGATGTGGGTAATGGCGTACAAGAAATGACAGCTGAAATAGACCTTGATGACGAGGATTTATAAAATGAAGTTGAAAATAAATAAACGGGTAAAAGGTCATGCAGTCGGTGCAGTTGTAGATGTGCCGGTTGACGCAGATGGGACCCCATTAGATAAGTTCTGGCGACGCAGGCTAAAAGACGCTAAAATTGATGAATGTGTGGAAGTCGTTAAGCCTTCCCGAACCAAAGCGAAGGAGAATAAACAGTGACCACCACAATTCGACAACCACTCGTTTCCGTTAGTATTGTTAACGCCAGCACGACGGTTGAAAACGACGATCAGCGAATTTTATTCGTTGCTCAACAAACATCGGCGGGGTCTGCTACTGGCGGAACTTTGACTGAAGATATCGGTAATGACGATAACGAAGATGCGTTGTTCGGTGCTAACAGTATGCTTGCCATCATGGTTAGAGCCAACAAGGTTCGAAACCAAGAAGTTCAAGTTGATGCTATTTCGTTAGACGATAACGGTAGTGGTGTTGATGCGACCGGCACTATCACAATCGTTGGCACGGCTACAGCAGCCGGCACGCTTAATGTGATAGTCGGATCTGAGGCTAACGGTTCATTTGATATTGCTGTCGCCAGTGGTGACACGCCAACAGTCATCGGTGACGCAATTGAAGCGGCACTTAATGCTGACGGTGACCTACCTGTCACAGCGGCTAATGTAACGGGCACAGTAACGCTGACGGCTGTTAACGCGGGTACCTTTGGTAACAGCATCCCTATTCAAACGAGTGGCGATATTGCTGGTGTCACAGGTATGGCGGTTGTTGGCATGGCTAGTGGTGCCACAGACCCAACACTAACATCAGTGTTTGATGTCATCGGTGACACCCGTTATCAGGCTATTGTGTGGGGTTACCCTAACGATACTTTAGTGTTGCGTACTCTTCTGGATGGTCGTTTTAATACCTCTGGACAAGTGTTAGACGGTGTTGGGTTTACTGGATTAGCTGACACGGTTTCAAATCTGCAAACGTTGGGTGACGCTTTGAACAGTGAAAGCCTAGTGATTTTTGGCGATCAACAAGAAACTGAAACAAATTATTCAGGACCTTCGATCATTGAATTACCCCTGGTGGTTGCTTCACAGTTTGCCGGGTTCAGGGCGCTTAGACTGGACACAGACGGGTTTGATATCTCAGATCTGGTGATCACATCGAATGGTCCGCTGGATGCCTTCGGTGGTCCCGCTCTTGCCTCTAAACCGTATTTCAACACTCCGTTTGATCAGCTGGTACCGATGGCGATTAGCCGCGGTTTTGACAACACTGATATTGAAAATCTGATCGACAGCGGTATCACCGTTATTGGTAATAACAAGGCTGACAACACGGTCATTGCTGGTGAGGTTGTAACCACCTACAAAACGGACACCGCGGGTAACCCCGATGTGACGTTCACGTTCTTGAACTATGTGGATACCGCAAGCCAAGCC